TTCAGCCTTGTCCTTGCGGGGGCCGTAACTGGCTCTAACCGGACTTGTCCTTGCGGGGCCCGGGACGCTGAGCACGCGGGGAACCTGCCCCGCGTCATCAGCGAGTTCAACGCACCGCCTACTTGAAGCGGTCGGGATCGATCCGGACGTCGATCTGGGCGCGCGCCTGCTGCAGCCGTTTCAGCGCGGCGGGATTGTTCATATCGCCCGCCTGCAGCCCGCCCTTGGTCGGGTGGGCGCAATACGGCTTCTGGCTGATGACGCAGCCCTTGGCGTTGCAGCCCTCGGCGCAAACGGTTCGGGTAAGGCCCGGGAATGCCTCCGAGGACCTTGCCTGGGGCGGCGCCACGCGGCGCGCCGGCTTCTTCTTGGCCGACGCCTTCTTCGCCGGCGTTTCGAACGTCACTTCCTCGGTGTTGCTCATGCCGTCACTCCCGTGATCATCCTGTTAAGCTTCTCCATCTCGCGCTTCTCGGCGACGCCGCCCTTCAGGTAGCGGTCGACCCAGCCCGCGTCAGCCATCAGCTCGGACTTGCGGGCATGCGCGCCTTCCATCGTGGTCACGTCGCCTTGCGGGCCGCCAGCGCCGCGTTCGACAAAATCGCCTTCGCGGGTGTTGGCGCCGATCTTGCGCATGGCTTCCATGACCTGGTCATAGCCAATCTGGCCTTCCAGCGCCTTGACCGCTTCCGGCGAGATACCAAGCCGGCGCGCGCCTTCGATCGCCTGCAGATGATTGAAGGCGAACTTGTCGCCCCAGTTTTTCTGCAGGTTGGCCTTTTGCTCGTCGAGCTTGGCCGTGGTGACGGCGTTGTCGGATGTCGTCTTGGCGTCGAGCGCCTTGGCAACGGCGGTCGCGACCGCGCTGGCTGCGTCCTTCGAAAGTCCGCGTTCGTGCGAGATCGATCGCAGCGAATCCGAGATGGCCTGATCCTTCACCGCGGAGAGGTCGTATTCCTTGGCCTCTTTCGGCGCGCCGAGCCGTTCATAGAACGCGCGCAGGTCCTCCGGCGCCGCATCGGCCTTGGGCAGCTTCACGACCTGGTCGGGTGGCACACCGATGAATTTCTCGGCGGCGCGGTATTGCTCGGTCAGCTTGATCCCGAATGCCTTCGGATCGTCGAGCGGCAGGCCCTTGTTCTGCCAGAAGCCCTTGACTTCGGCGTCGACACCATCGTGCCAGGGGACGGGGTTTGGATTGGGGTTAGGGTTCGGATTGGGATTCGGATCGGTCATGGCTTATCGCTCCTTGGGCGGGCCTGGTGTATTTCTGGACCAGTTCTTCCGTGTTGAGTCTCAGGTGGTCCATGATCCTGAGATAGACTTCGCGGCGGCCTTCCAGCACGTAGGTGCGGTCACGGTCTCCGGGAATGACGCAGCTTTCGTTGGCGCGGCAGAACACCGCGAGATCGGCGAGCACGGCCTCGCCGGCGGCCTCCGTCATCTTGAACGTGCGCAAATACGCGCGCTGGCGGTCGCCGAGGATCTCCTGCAGCTTGTCGGGCGTCATGCAGGAAGGCCCTGCGCTGCGCCAGCCTTGGCAGCGACCGCGCGCGCTTTGATGATCGCTGCCTGCGCCGGTGCAGCGTCAATCTGCTGCTTTTGGGCGACTTGCTGAGCGCGGGCCTTGCGCTTGGCAGCGACTTCCTGATCAGTCGCCATCCAGCTTTCGCGAACTTGGTTGATACGGGCAATCTCGGGAGTGGCGCGGTCGAACGCAAATGGATCGAGCAGGCTCATGTCCTGCGTGATATTGATGAGTTCGCGCACCTGCTCGAGCGTGCGCAGGAAGCCAGCGGCTTCACCAGCGCTGGCCGCCAATGACAGCGGCGAGGTGTCGACGATGCCGATCGCGGCCAGACCTTCGCGGCCCAGCGCCTCGGCCAGCCGCGGGGGCGGCTGATCGAGCAGCCGCATTTCAGCCAGCAAATCCAGCTCGCGCGGGACCATGCCGCCGACGTATTCGGTGTGCTGGCGGCCGAGCGTTGGCGCGACCAGCATGCCCTTTTCGTTGACGAGCTCGATCACCTGGGTGGCCGTCATGTTCGGATGCTCGGTCAGCACCTTGAACAGCGACACCAGGAACACATCATCGATGATGCCGCGCTCCTCGCCCATCATCTTCTCGGAAATCTGGATGTCGCCGACGGGCAGCGTGTGCACGAGCGCCTTGCCGTCGGATGTCACACCGCCCTTGTTCTGCGCGCCCGGCCGCATGTCCATGCCGACCAGCCCGTCGTCGGCGATCAGCAGCACGGGATCGGCTGCGCGATGGCCGGACTTGAGGAACGTGATCTTCTGGGCGTTGAGGGTCTTCAGCGATGGCAGCACGATCTGCGCCGGCCCCCTGCCCTCGACCTCGCCGGGCGCTTGGTCGTAGCGCGACACGGCATAGGGGAAAACGCGATAGCCGCTCTCGCGGCCCATCAGGCAGCGTCCCTCGACGGAAATATAATATGACGTGAACGGGAACGCGCGCGCGTCGAGCGCCTGCGGATCGTACTCGTCGAAATCGCGCGGTTTCACGCAATGCAGGAAATTCCAGAGCGTGGTCTGATCCTGCGTCAGCGCGGCGCGCAAATTCTCCGGCAGACTCTCTTCGCCCCACTTCTGCGCGGCCTGGAACGCGGTCAGCTTGAACCACCGGATCATCCGGTCGACCTTGCCCTGGTGGTTCTCACCGAAGAAGGTCTCGCCGAGGGGCACTGACTTGTATCGCAGCCCGCGGCTGCCGCCATGCCAGCGGTTGTCGAACTTGTCGATGTACATCGTCGAATTGCCGAACGCGCCGAGCGACTGCCAGTTGTTGTAGTTCTGCGACGCAAAATTCGCCGTCGCGGTGTAGCGGTGGCGGAACAGGAGCTTGGTTGTGTTCTCGAACCAGACGCGGGTCGCGCGGTCCTTCATCACGTAGTCATCGCCCTGCAGGCCGTGCCAGTGCATATTGCGCGGCGTGACCAGTGAATCCGCAATCGCGCAGAAGCGATGCAGCGCCAGCGCGCCGGTCGCGTCGACCTGCTGCTGGGTCTTCTTCTGGCCGGGCGCGTTGTAGCTCTGATAGAAAAACGTGTTGCGCGACGTCGGCAGGATCAGTTGCGCCACCTCCTCCCATTGACCCGCGAACATGCTTCGGCGGGTCTGGTACTGGCCAAACTCGCGCATGGTCTGTGCAATGATCTTGTCCTCGCGATCGGACACTATCCGCGAACCGTTGGTAGGCTCGGTTCCGGGCGCGTAGACGTCAGTGCGTGGTGAGGCGCTTGGCATCGGGGTCCTGCGGATCGAATGTCGGATCGAGGCGGCGGTCGGCGACCACCCAGCGCTGCACGTATTTGAACATCTCGATGCGGTCGGAATCCGAAAGCTTGAGGCGATCGGCCAGCCGGCGGAAGGCATCGCGCATCTCTATTTCGGTCCTGAACAGCACCTCGTCCCTGTGGATGGCGCCCCAGCGGTCGCAGACGTCGCCTACAACAGATCCGGTCTTGTCGATCTTCGCGGCTGTGGTCAGTGCCGGCAGCGGCAGCGAGCCATCAAAATCGGCGAAGGCTGCGAAGCATAGCGTCACGACCGCCTGCTCGAGCGTGTGGGCCAGCACCGACAGCATCACCATGCGCGCCGGGCCCGTGGCCGCGACCAGAGCCCGCGCCTGCCAACTTCCCCGCAGGTCGAACGCTAGCGTTTTTTCGAACTCACGATCCAGCACCGGGCACCCCGCGCGCGCCGAACAGCGACGTCACCGACAGCGAGCCGGCCGGACCCAGTGATTGCATCTGCTGCAACTGCGCCATCCGCTTCTTGCGCTGCTCCTCGGTCTCTCCGGCGACCTGCTGCGACAGCCGATCACCGAGACCAAGAGACTCGCTTGCCGGTGAAAGGCCGTCAGCCATGCTGATTTGCCGCCACTTCGGCCTTGGCGTGGTCGTCCTCGGCCTGCGCCAGCTTCGCCTTGGCATCGGCGACCGCCTGCTCGGTGTCGATCAGATGCTCGAGCGCGGCGTGGTGCGCGCGCTGGGCGTCGGTCAGCTTGGTCTGAAACCAGGAGCCGGAACCCTTCTCGACGCGGCCATTGATGCGAACGGCATCCTCGCCGAGGTTCTCATCCTCGAAAAACCGCAGGCGCTCGACCGCGGTCATGGAATGATGCTCGGCCACCGGTTCGTCATGCGCGATGGGAAGGTTCTCGTTCTCGTCGGTCATTGGGAAACGCTCCGGTCTGCAGAGACGTGATGCAGATCGGAACGTGGTCGGGCCAGGAGTCCCCAGCAACGCACCGTCCGGAGGTCATGCCCCGGTGAACACGTCGAAATCGATACCGGCGGCGACGATTCCGGTGTCCCGCAGCAGTCTGAGGCCACCGAGCTGCACGGCGCGGCCGAACCGTTTCATCATGACCGCGATGCGGGTTGCGCTGAGAAGGTCGTCCTTCAGCTTCACGATCTGGCCGTCCTTGCGGTGATAGAAGCGATATTCCTCAAACCAATCAGACAGATGTGCCGCAACCTTGAACCGTCCGGACTTCATGCGCTCGTCCATTTCGAGGATGCCAGCTTCTGTCGACACGCCGCCGTCGGGCCATGTCGCGTGCTCCGGCAGCATGATCAGATCCTGCCGCTTGTAGACCGCCGCCAGCGGCTCGCCGGACCCCTTCTCGCGGTCGGCACCGTCCTTCGGCCAGGCCACCGGCACGTTCGCCCCGATCAGCTTCATCGCGGCAGCATGCTGGATCGGCAGCGCGTCAGCCACCCGGTGCACGTGGTGCACGTGGACGACGTCGTTGTCGCGGTCCCACAGGATCAGCGCGGCTGCAAACGGGTGCCCGATTCCGAAATCGATGCCCCAGAGCTTGGTCCAGTGCACCGGGATGTACTCGATCGGCGCCTCAGTGATGTTCGCCTCCGGGGTCATGAAGATGCGCCCCGAGCCCAGCATCGGCACGCCCTTGGCGCGCGCCTCGCGCTCGTGCGGCAGGAAGGCCGCGATGATCTTGGCCCGCTCCGATTCCGGAATGTGCAGGGCATCGTCG